AGGTATCGAGAAATCTAGGTCATCATATTTTCCTTTTTTATGGTTTCCACTTATGCCTGTGTCTATATTTCGACCAACAACAAACTCTTCTATATCTATCTCTGTATTGAAAACAAACTGTCTCATATCCGAAACACTATCGTCAAAGATATAACTATCTATCTGTTCTTCTGTATGTTCTTCTCCGTATATATCAGTAAGTAAGTCATTGTTATCTATTGCGAGGTTTTTCTTAGAACTTAGGGGGTGGTTACTAGGCAAAAGGTCTGTATCGTAAGGAGTTCTTTTAAACTTCCCTGTTCGCAAAGCATATAGTAATCCATTCACTCTTGCTAAAGCCCATTGGTCTGCTGACCTAACATTACCCCTTACACTTGCAGGATTGTTTCTATAAGCTCCTACTCCACGTCTAAAACACGCTTTTAACATTCGTAACGTAGCTCTGTATCTAGGGTCTTTACTGTTATGTTCTGTTACTTTATCTTGCAAGATTCTCTCTATTCGAGCAGATACTTGTTTCATCTCATCTCTAAAATCGTTTATCTTGCGAAGCCTTGATACTTCTATCTCTACTGTTCTATCTGTCTCAGAGTGTGAGCCATTTTCTAATATTGCCCAAACCTTTATTCTTGCAGTCTCATCTTCTCTATTAAGGCTAGATATTACACCGTGAACTATTGAATCTTCTTGTGGTGGCTTAGGTATAGACCAACTTACTGTGTCGCCTATACTTAAATCTTCAAGCCGTGCCATAGGTTGTTCTATCAGCAGGTCTTTGGTTTTCTTGTGCTTCAATCCTACTTAAGTATTCATTATGAGTAGAACAAGGCATATAAATTAAATTACCGTCTTTATCATGAGTATGTGTTCCTGAGCAACCTATTTCTTCAGCTCTCTCTCTAGCTTCCTCTATTGTTGTAAATTCATCTTTGCCAACCTTAGCTTTAGGCTCATCACTAAATCTCATTATCTGTCTAAGTCTCATCTCTGCGAGTTCTTTAGTTGGATAGCAACCCATATTTCTTCCTGTTTCTGTAATAACACAGAACTCTCCGTCAATCTCTTTAACTACTTTGTACTCAGCTTCATCAAATCCTGATTCACTTATAGCTTCAGGAACTTCATTAGTTTGTTCTATTTGTTCTGTTGTAGAAGGTTGATACTCCCTAAGCATATTTGCAGGGACACTTGTTTTGTCTGTACCTAACAAATAAACATCTTGCTCAGGTGTTGTTGGTAAACCTACACTTTGTCTTGCTTCTGCTACTGTAACCCAACCACCTTGTACTGCTAAGTTCATACGTTCATAAATTTCGTTAGTATCTGTTTGTAATGCTCTGATGTCAGTTATATCAAATCTAGCTTCTAAGTTATCTGAGTTCGGATAATTTACTTTTAATATTTGATGTGTTATTTCTTGTGCAACCATATCCCAAAGGGGTATTAACTTTTGTTCTGTAAAAAACTCTCTAAGAGTTTTTGCATTTGAATATGTTGCAAATCTAAGCCCAACTGACATTCCTGCAATAATTGACGGAACACCTAAAACTGCTGATACTCTTGCTTCAAAAGATTCTCTTAATTCTCCTATCTCTAAGTCTTTAGGACTAAATGCTAACTTTTCTACATTTACTCCACCTGATAAAACTAATGGTTTACCACGATTCTCTCCACCTGTACGCCTTTGAAATGCGTTTGAGATTGATTCCCCTTCTTCTTCTGTTAAACCATATTCATCTTTAGGTGTAATCATAAAGCTAGGCACACCCATATTAGCAAGTATTGATGTTGCCATTTGACCTGCACTCTCATCTCCATAAATTTCTCTGAGTAAAGTTTTTACAGGAGAAAAACCTTGTCTATGATTGTCAGGGTCTAATCCCATTCTGAAGTGAGCAACCATATCTTTGTCAAGATTAATCTTTTGATTTTTTACTTGATACTCATAAAATTCAATTAAGGTCTCATCACTACCTTTGGGAGTTACATTCTCAGGCATTAATGGATAAAGAGCAACTAATTGACCTGCTTCATTTTTTTGTTTAAGTAAGTAAGCGTCTCCTGATATGTGCATTGATTGTATCAAATAACTTTGTACAACATCTCCTGACATATAAGGATTAGGTCTTTTAAACAACATTGAAAGTTGATGATTAGGAACATTCTCGTATTCTCCAACTTCGTTAATTTGATATATTTTTAACTCTGCTTCTGAAAAAGAAGTACCTAAAACCTGTAAACAAGATACGACTGCTGAGTTTGAAGCACCATTACCTAGACCTTGTATGTTGAATTGACCTGCTGATGATTGATAACCTTGTATAAAACTTGAGTTATTTCTGTTTGCACCTTGTCTAAAAAAATTAAATCCTGTGCTTCTTTTTTGTTCTGAGTTACCAAAGACTATTTCTCTGAAACTTCTTCTCTCTGCCATTATTCTCCTTGTAGAGCTTTGTGAAGTAATGGACGCAACCCTTATCGGCACTACTCCACTTAGCTCTAATCTTACATTATATTAGAAAACTTTTATACTTTTACGCACTTTTGATTCTATCACGGCATACGCTAGGCTATCAACAATATCATCATGTTCTGCTTCAGGAAATCTTAGTAGTTCTGTTTGTACATCTCCAAACCATGCAGAGTTCTTTGGAAAATAAATATCTCCTGCTTCCATTCTTGCTATGAGTGGATAAGCTCTTGATACTTTATCTCTATCTGCTTTTAGTGATTTTACAATAAGCCCTTCCCTTTTAGCCATTTGTATAAACGCCAACTGATAACCTGCTCTTTCAATTCCGACATAAGCAAGGTCATACTGCTGAACTTTTCTTTGTAGTAACGGCAATAAATCAGGTGCTTCCAATCTTCTTCTGTCAATGTCGAGTATGAGAATCTTGCCTTCAGGTGTGATAGCAACTGATGTGATGACCGTGAAGTCAGCACTCTGTTTAGTTGATGTAGCCAAATCGACAGTTGCGTATCTACGGCAATCTTCCAATTTACACTCTTTGTCTTTATATTTATAAAAAACTTCCAAATATTCATCTTTTGTCTCCTTATCAATAGATATTCTTTCTTCAATGGAGTAATGCTCAAACCAATCTGCTTTAAATAAACCACCTGTGGCTTCTATAAATTGAGCTTCGTATTCTTGAGCAAACAAAAAACTTCCTATTTCTTGCTTTGCTGATTCTAATTCTTTTTGGTCTATGATTGGATTTGTATGTGTTGGGTAGGTAAACCTGACCCAATCATCTAAATAGTTAGCTTCTGAGTAGAGCTTTTCAAAAAAGTTATATCCTTTAGGTGTGCTGATAAATAATGCACTACCTTTTTTTTCTGTTAATGCAGGTCTGATTACTTCTGCCCAAGTCTGTGGTTTCATAAAGGCACACTCGTCTAATACAACAAAGTCAAGTCCTGCACCCCTTAACTTCATTGGGTCATCTGCTGACCTTACTTGTACCGAGCCACCTGTTGTTGTAATAATTGTTCTCTCTGCTTCTTTTACTCTTACTCCATATTCAATGCCAATGCTTCTTAAATCTGCCCACGCTTCATTAGTCATAGAGTAAGAAGGTGCAATCCACCAAGCTCTTTTACCTTCCCAAGCATATTTAAGGCAAAGCCAAACACCTAGTTTTGTTTTACCCCAACGTCTTCCTGCACTAAGTACAGTAAACCTTTGCATATTTTCGACAACTTCTTTTTGTGCTTTATGTAAAGGTGGAAGTTCAATGTCCAAGCCTGAGCTGACATTTGCGTCCAATGATGATTGCATATTTACTCCTGAGAATTAAGCCAAAGTAAAAAAGTTTCAATATGTTTTGTTGACATATTAAAAGAATTGTAAACAAGACCAATGTCAGTAATTATCGGCATAAACACAATGGCAGGTAAATCTTTTATATCAATAATTATTTCATCTAATATTTCTTCTTCAATCTCTCTCATATCAAGATATTGAATTATGTCTGCAAACTTATTGTTTACTTCTTCTTCATTCATCTTCTACTACTTCGCCTTCTAAATATTCTTGTTGTCCTTCGAGCAAGTTTCCGTCTGCCCAACGCAGTTTTACTTTTGGATTATCTTGATTTTCAATAGCAACTGTGTCTCTTTTACCAAACAGGTGTGGGTATCTTCTCTCTAAGTACCAAGCGTCTGCTGTCCAATTACCTTCTTCTCCTGCTTTTTCTATTCTTTGGATTCTTCTCTCTATTGCTTTTGCTTCTGCAATTTGTATTCTTTGCCAAACTTTGTCGTAAGGGTGTATGCCTTGTTGTCCTTTTTTCTTCCATTCAGATAAAGCTGATGTGCTTATTCCTACTGATTGACACGCAAGATTAACATACATTCCTGTTGCAATAGAATCACAAAGTGCTTCTACTAACTGTTCATTATGAGCTAAAGTTTGCTTTGGCATTATCTAACTATGATAGCAAAGTAGATAAGAATAAAAATCTATATTACTTTTTTTGCTCTTTTTTGCACCTGACACAGTACAAAAAGAAGTCGTGGTCTATAAAGTTATGTCCTTGTTCTTCACATATCAATTCAGGATTATCTTGCATTTTTTGTTTGCGTAGTTCGTCCTGACCTAAAGCTTCAAACTTACCAAACCATTTATTGATTGCGTAAGGTGTAACATCAACATTATTCCAATGCTTCTTGTATGCTTGTATTGAGCCTTTTAGCATATCTGAAGTAACTCCTGATTCAACTAATTCTTTACAAACCTTAAACCAACCTGACTTCTCTCCATGAGTTCTAGGTGTATAACCAAGCTCATCACAGAAAACTTGGTAGAGAGCTTTACGATTCCTTAATACTTCTTCATCAATCTTCTTTGGTTGTGGCTTGTCCACATCTATTGGTTTTAGTTCATTGGTTATAGTTCTATGTACTGTCTCCGATACTACCCTTGTATCGTCTGCAATACTACCCCCTGTCTCATCTGTGGTACTACTAGATGTAGTAGTATCGGATTTAAGATATGGGTTGCTTGTTTTAAGAAAATAAAGGTTTGTCTGCTTTGCATTATCTTTATATCTATTCTTCTTTTCTATTGCACCAATATTAAGAAGTTCATTTATAAGCTTATGTGTGTTTGCTCTACTTACACCTACTCGATTTGCCAAAGTGGTAACGCTTGGATAACAAGAGCCGTCTTTTCTATCAGCATAAGTCCACAAGATACAGTACAAGTTTTTTGCTCTTGGACTGATGTCTGCGTCTAATATCCATTCAGGTATTATTGCAAAGTAATTATCAGCTTCTATCTTCATAATGTCCTATCTATGCTTAAGTGAGTACCTTGCGTCAAGATACTCACTAAGCACCGTACTATACCAAATTAGAAGGGAGCTTCTTTTTCAGTAATATCGTCTAATGATTTAGGTTGTACTACACTTGCCACAAAGTCAGGCATAATCTCAGCAGGTGGCTCGTCAGACCAACTAGCGTAAGGAAAACCATTACTTCCTGCCGTGCATTGTTTATTACCACATTTGAAGTTGGGACTTTTTTCTGACTTCTTATCTAGTCTGTTGTCATACACCTTTGAAGCACAAGCAGGACATTTATATTCTGCTTGACCCACAGGGCTTCGTGTATCACTCTGAATTGGTGGGCTTGGTTGCTTCATTGGTGCATTGACAACAGTTTCCTTATTGTTAAAAGGACTTAAAATCCAATTCTGTATTAACTCAGCAGTAGCCAAGATTTCAGATATGTTGTCTGAATCTTTTGCTAACTCAACTGCTCCCTTTAATGCTACCTGTCTTGATATAAGTTTGTCTTTGTTATCCATTAGATAAAACCTTTGCACTACCAACTCTGTTTTCTACCCAAGAGTTATGTTCTCTCCAACCTACTAAAGTACCTATCTTCCAAACAGGTGTTGCCTTTAGTTCAAAGTCAGGTTTTGGTAACTTGCCTTGAAACTTCCATTGTGCAACTTCTTGTCTAGTTACTCCTAGCCAAGCACCAATCTCAGCAGTCCCCATTATTTCTTGCGTCATATTTTCTCCTTTAAAAAGTCAGCAACTTTGATTTCTTTACCCTTTTGTAATTCTAGGTATAACAAATCTAATTCGTTAATAACTTTTTTATTGTTTTTACTTTGTAGTCTTTTGTTGTCTATCCATAAAGAAACATAAGCAAGTGTAAGGATTAAACTAATTAATCCATAGACTGCTAGTCCAAGATAGACCCACTCTTGTATCATCATATTCTTCTCCCTTTTAGTAAGAATGGTTTACAAACATCACATTTAGCTTGTTCGTGCTTCCATTCATAACAAATTTGGCATTGGTAATCTCCCCAAGAAGTTCTGTCCCATAAACATATATGAGATTTTCTTCTCTCAAGACAATCGTTCATTCTTCTTCTCCTATCTCTTGTCCATTTAGGTCAAGCAATACTTCTTCTTCTGTAATTTTATAAATGTTAAATATATCTCTCATTCTTCTTCTCCATTGACTTCTTCAAACTCAGTATCGTAATCATCTACCATAGTGATTGCTTCCATAACTAGCTGAAACCTAAAGTGTGAAAACTTTTCCTTGTTTAAATTAGCAACTTCTTGCAGTATTTCATCAGGTCTTTGATAAGAAAAAACAGGTTGTAGGTTTATCCAACCAACTGCTTTAAAATCTTTAGCATAGGTTTGGTCTACGACAATTTCTACTCGACCTTGAATAAATCCTGTAAGTGTTATTCCTTCTTCCATATCAACTCCTTTTTTAATACTTTATTTATATTAATCTATGATTTGTTTTATGCAATCTTTAATTAAGAGATTAAAGATACAGGCTAACTATCCACCATACTAATTGATATAAACTCGATAATGTTTGTGGATAACAATATCAACAATCCTTATCACAAAGAATAGTTTATACCTACACTTCTTCCCTAACCCAGCGTGGCGATAACGCCACCTAACCTAGTATGTAGTCCTTCAGGCTTATATACCTTTCAGTATATGGCTCGTGCTTTACGCTACGACCACCTGAGATGAGAGTAGCCACCACTTGTACTTGCTCTCACAACCTATATCTTTAATCTCTCAAATACAAAGAACTTTTGTG